AAACATCAAAGACGGTCTTGACAAACCTAAAATGGCCGAAGGTGGCATCACAGATGGTCCCAGCATAGCCGGCGAAGCTGGTCCAGAAGCTGTAGTGCCATTGAGTGGCGGACGAGTGATTCCGGTAGAAATGGTTGGACTCAAACAGAGCCTGGATGATCTAATAGATCTCATGCGTAGACAGAATCAAACTTCGGAAAAGATACTGCAAGTATCTAGGGCTTGAGCTTAAATACACTTATGAGCTGGAAAAAATATTTCAAAGTAGCAGATGGTAGTTTAAGTCCTATTTCGGGCAGAGGTGCTGATGGCCTACCGGGTTATCCCAGAGCCACCGGTGGTGCCGACAGTCATGCCAACATGGCCTATCGTAACTATGCTAGCCGTTTACCCGAAGTTTACAGCGGACATCCTAATCGTATTGAACGTTATAATCAGTACGAAAACATGGATATGGATTCGGAAATCAATGCCTGTTTGGACATTATCAGCGAGTTTAGCACCCAGTTCAATGAAAATAACACTACTCCGTTTTCGCTAGATTTCAAAGACAAACCCACGGATAACGAAATCAAAATTCTGGAAACACAGCTAAAACAGTGGGTCAAGCTCAACAAGTTAGACGAGCGTATCTTTAGAATTTTTAGAAACACAGTCAAGTACGGCGATCAGGTTTTCATACGTGATCCTGAAACTTTTGAGCTGTACTGGGTGGACATGACCAAAGTAATCAAGGTCATTGTCAACGAAAGTGAAGGCAAGCGTCCTGAACAGTACGTGATTCGTGACATCAATCCTAACTTTCAAAACCTAGCAATTGCTCCTAAAACTACCAGCGATTATCAGATCAATCCGCCTAGCGCAGGCTACGTGGCACCGTTCAACTACACGCTGCCCAATGCACCACCAACAAATACAGGGCGTTTTCAAAATGCCATGAACGAAACTGTGATTGATGCCGAACACGTGGTGCATCTGAGCCTGAGCGAAGGGCTAGACGTTTACTGGCCATTTGGGCAGAGTATCTTGGAAATGATCTACAAGGTATTCAAGCAGAAAGAGCTGCTGGAAGATGCTATATTGATCTATCGTGTGCAACGTGCGCCTGAGCGTCGCGTGTTCTATATTGATGTGGGCAACATGCCTAGCCACTTGGCCATGGCTTTTGTTGAGCGTGTGAAAAACGAAATTCATCAGCGTAGAATACCAACTGTGACTGGTGGTGGCACCAACATGATGGACGCCAGTTATAATCCACTCAGTATCAACGAAGATTACTTTTTCCCACAGACAGCTGAAGGTCGTGGCAGCAAGGTTGAAACACTGCCCGGCGGTGAAAATCTTGGACAGATCGACGACCTAAAATATTTCAATAACAAAATGATGCGTGGTCTGCGTGTGCCTAGCAGCTACCTGCCCACTGGTCCAGACGACAGCGATCGTGCCTTGAACGACGGTCGTGTGGGAAATGCATTGATTCAAGAATACAGATTCAACCAGTACTGTGAACGTTTGCAACGTTTAATTGTGCAAAAATTAGACAGTGAATTCAAGATGTTCCTGCGTTGGCGCGGGTTTAACATTGATTCAGGACTGTTTGACATAGAATGCAATCCACCGCAGAACTTTGCTGCTTATCGTCAGACCGAGTTAGACACTGCCAGAATTGGCAGTTTTACCAGCCTAGAAGCAGTGCCTTATCTAAGTAAACGATTCCTGCTGAAACGCTTCTTGGGCTTGACTGACGTAGAAATTGCCGAAAACGAAGAGCTGTGGAACGAAGAAAAAGGCACAGCGCCTGACACTGAACTGGCCGGACAAGATCTGCGTAGTGTAGGCGTAAGGCCCGGTGACATGGAAACTGACATCACTACCGGGCAGGAACTGGCCGCGCCAACAGGCGAATTGCCTGGTGTTGTTCCTGGTGCTCCTGCTCCAGGTACAATTGGAACTCCAGCACCTCCGGTACAGCCTGGTGGCACACCGCCCGGAGCATAAATACACAACTATGTTGATATTTGAGATGTTTGACACAGAACGAGACGGTTATCAAGACGTTGCGCAGGACAACTCGCAGCCGCAGTTGCATGACCTGCGCAAAACCAAACTGACCTTGAAACAGATCAATCAACTTAGAAAAATGCACGATCTACGCAAGTTTGAATTCAAAGAAAAGCTAGAAAAAGTACAAAATCAATACGGTATGAGTGCAGCTCCTGCACTCTAATACTGCCAAAAATCTGCAATTACAGTCAAAAAAACGCCTGTAATACGCCATCTTTTCTCCTCTATAGTAAATAAAAGTATGTTTTTTCCCCCGGAGGATATCTATGAACAAATTTGAACAACTCATTGAGTACGTTATCAATGATGAAGAAGATAAAGCTCGTGAACTCTTCCACGAGATTGTAGTCGAAAAAAGCCGTAACATCTATGAAGAATTAATGGCCGAGGAAGACCTCGACGAAGCCAAACATGAAGAGGACGACGAAGAAGAAGTCACCGAAGCAGCCGAGGACGATGAAGAAATGACCGAAGGCATGATGGGTGGCGACCAAAGCGACGACCTTATCGACGAAATCGAAAGTGAAGAAGAAGGCGTATCCATGGAAGCTGATGACGAAATGGATATGGAAATCGACGACGAAGAAGGACTAGCCGACGAAGGCGACCTAGAAGATCGTGTGGTAGATCTAGAAGATAAACTGGACGAACTCATGGCCGAATTTGAAGCCCTAATGGGCGGCGAAAGCGACATGGATGACATGGGCGACATGGGCGGCGACGACATGGCAGCTGACATGGACATGGACATGGACGCTGAAGAAATGGACGATGAAGAAATGGAAATTGCAGAAGCAATTTCGCTAAAAGCTGCACCCAAGCCAACTACCAGTGAAGAAGGCGGCATCAACAAGAAATCTGTTGTAGCTGCTAACAGCGGTCAAAAAGGCATGGCATCTAGTCCAGTGAAAACCGGTCAAGACGGTGGCGGCAAGCACGACTCTGCTGCATACAAGAATGCTGTAAAAGATCAGATTGGCAAGGTAGGTAACACTCCTGCACAATCCACTCAGAAATTAACCCCTGCACCTAAGCCAACTTTGAGCCAGGCATCAGGCGTTAACAACAAGAGTACACTGTAATCTAAGGGCAGATCCACATGTATCTGAGAGAACATCTTACTTTTAATCAAGCTGGCATTGTTGTCGAAGGTGTCGGCGAAGGTAAGGATCTTTACATGAAAGGTATCTGCATTCAAGGTGGTGTCAAAAACGCCAACGAACGTGTGTATCCAGTCAAGGAAATTGAGCGTGCCGTAAACACGCTCAATGAACAAATTCAATCCGGATACAGCGTTATGGGTGAAGTAGATCACCCTGATGACCTTAAAATTAACCTAGACCGCGTCAGCCATATCATCGTCAATATGTGGATGGATGGCCCTAACGGTTTTGGTAAACTAAAGATCCTGCCTACACCAATGGGCCAACTGATTAAAACCATGTTGGAGTCTGGTGTAAAGCTAGGAGTGTCTAGTCGAGGTAGTGGTAATGTTAACGAAGCCGACGGACAAGTAAGTGACTTTGAAATAGTCACTGTAGACATTGTGGCACAGCCAAGCGCACCTAACGCCTATCCCAAGGCAATCTATGAAGGACTCATGAATATGAAGTACGGTCATAAGGTCTTGGAAATGGCTAAGGAAAACGGTGGTAACCACAAAGTCCAAAGATTCGTGAAAGAGGAAGTAAAACGCCTCATCAAGGATCTTAAGATCTAGGAGAATCGCATGTTAGATGCTATCAAACCATTGCTAAACAGCGATCTCATCAACGAAGAAACCCGCCAGGAGATTTCAGAAGCATGGGAAGCCAAGCTGAACGAAACTCGTGAGCAAGTAAGGGCAGAACTTCGTGAAGAGTTCGCACAACGTTACGAGCATGATAAAACAGTAATGGTCGAAGCCCTAGACAAGATGGTAACAGAAAGCCTACAATCAGAAGTCGAATCATTGGCCGCTGAAAAACAGGCTCTAGCTGAAGATCGTGTCAAGTTTCAACAGCGTATCAAAGAAAGCGCAGAGAAATTTGACAACTTCATGGTTAGCAAACTAGCTGAAGAACTACGCGAACTACGTACTGATCGTCGTAATCATCACACAGCAATTGCTAAACTTGAAGAGTTTGTTGTACGAGCACTTGGAAACGAAATCAAAGAGTTCCAACAAGACAAGAAAGACGTTATCGCTACCAAGGTACGTCTAATGAGCGAAGCTCGTGCAAAACTGGAAGCACTCAAGGCAAAATTTGTCAAAGAGAGTTCCGACAAACTCAGTCAGGCAGTTAGCACACATCTTAAGTCTGAGCTTAACCAACTCAAAGAAGACATTCAGATCGCTAAACAAAACAATTTTGGCCGTCGTATCTTTGAAGCATACGCTGCTGAATTTGGTGCTACCTATCTCAACGAAAGTGCTGAGATCCGTAAACTAAGTCAACTGGTTCAGGATAAAAATGAGCAGTTGAAAAAAGCGATCGACTTGGCTGAATCTGCAAAGGTTGCAGTCAAGAAGAAAGAACAGGAAATACGTATAATCCGCGAATCCAATGAGCGCCAGGCGCAGTTGGAAGAGCTATTGACACCTCTAAATCAAGAAAAGCGTCATGTTATGCGTGAACTGTTAGAAAGCGTCCAGACTACACGTCTGAAGACTGCTTTCGAAAAGTACCTACCGGCCGTATTGGAAAACCGTACCACGAAATCGCCCAAAGTGATCAATGAGTCTGTTTCCGCAGTAACCGGTGATAAATCTGCACGGGCTGTTATTGAAGATGATCGCGAATCTAACGTGATCGAAATCAAACGCCTTGCAGGGCTTTAATAAATTGTAAGGAGACTTCAATGTCACAAGAACTACTTGAAAATCGGTGGAACGAGACCAAAGAAGCCCTGTTGGAAGGTCTAAAGGGCTCGCGCCGGTCTACCATGCAGGTCTTGCTTGAAAACACACGTAAGTATCTGGCTGAAACAGCAACCGCTGGTTCAACTGCACACGGTAACATCGCTTCTTTGAATCGTGTTATCCTGCCAGTTATTCGACGTGTAATGCCAACAGTTATTGCTAACGAGTTAGTAGGTGTTCAGCCTATGACTGGTCCTGTTGGTCAGATCCACACTCTGCGTGTACGTTATGCAAGCGCACTGAATGATACATCGGCTGCTGCTACCAGCGTTGTTGCTGGCGAAGAAGCACTGAGCCCATTCAAGATCGCCCAGGCATACTCGTCAGGTGTTGGTACAGCTAACCAAAACTATTACACCGGTGCTAATACCGCTGTGCTAGAAGGTACTGGCGGACGTCAAATTTCCGTTCAGATCCTGAAGCAGGCTGTTGAAGCTAAGACACGTAAGCTACAGGCTCGCTGGACTTTTGAAGCAGCTCAAGACGCACAAGCAATGCATGGTATCGACGTAGAAGCCGAAATCATGGCAGCTTTGGCTCAAGAAATCACTGCTGAAATTGACCAAGAAATCCTGTTAAGCCTGCGTAGCCTAGCAGCAACAGAATTCACTTATAACCAAGCTACCGTTTCAGGTACTGCTACATTCGTTGGTGACGAACACGCTGCTCTAGCTGTTCTGATCAACCGTGTTGCTAACCTGATTGCTCAGCGTACACGTCGTGGCGCTGGTAACTGGGCAGTTGTAAGTCCAGCATCTCTGACAGTATTACAGAGTGCAACAACTTCGGCTTTCGCACGTACCACAGAAGGCACATTCGAAGCACCAACTAACACCAAGTTTGTTGGTACACTGAATGGCGCAATGCGTGTGTTCTGCGACAGCTATGCTAGCGACAGCACCTCGGTGCTCGTTGGTTACAAGGGTTCCAGCGAGGCAGATGCAGCAGCGTTCTACTGCCCATACATCCCGCTGATGAGCTCTGGTGTTGTGCTGGATCCATCAACATTCGAACCAGTAGTCAGCTTTATGACACGTTATGGTTACATTGAACTGACCAACACTGCATCGTCGTTTGGTAACGCCGGTGACTACGTTGGTGAGATCGCTGTATCGAACCTGTAGTTCAGCTAATCTACTGCGTAGATTGTATGAAAATCAAAAAAGCACCTTCGGGTGCTTTTTTGTTGGGCAATGTAAATCTAGATAAGTAAACTTGCTCGTGTAGCATTTACACACATACACACAAGGAGGTTATCATGAGCAAAACACCATACGAGATCCGTCTCGAACTTCTCAAATTGGCCAAAGATTCACTCTACGAGCCAATCTACCAAAAGCGCAGTGCTTTGAGTGATGAATTTCACGCCAAGCTGACTGATGCTAACCGTGGCACTCTTTCGTATCCAACCTTTCCTGATTTTCCAAGTACCACGGATATTATCAGCAAGGCAGAAGAACTTAAAAAGTTTGTAGACGCTGCATAACAAAGCCCCGCAAGGGGCTTTTTTGTTGGGCACTAAATATTGCATTATGTCAAATCCTCCTCCACCATACGAAAACATAACAGGTATCAGTCGAGCAGCCATGAAAGACAACAGTCAAATAACCTTGGCTGTGTACAATGGCAATGCCAGACCTGGAGAATTGGTAGTAGACCTGACACAAGATCCGCCTCCACTGTACATAGGAAACAATGCTGGAGAATTAACTTTGATTTCGTCTGGTGGCGCAGCGGCTTTACAATTGCCATCCTATGCTGATACCATAGCTAGAGATGCGGCTGTATCTAGTCCAACACCTGGCATGTTGGTCTATGTTCAAGGCACAGGCCTGCAGGTATACGGCGCTACACAATGGAACACTGTAGCGGGCACTAGCACTTAAATACAGTATGGCCACTTTTATTACACCATTTACCGGATCAGCGGCACTCACTGTTTCCACAGGCTTGAACATTGAAGATCAGGGAACCTGGATGTTTGAACCGCCGGCATACGTAGATGGTATTACTTTTGGTGTAACTTTGGCCAATGCTTTCAATGCCAACAGTGGCGAATTACATCTAAGAGCCACTAACTGGACTATTCCGGTTATAGGCAACGCACTGACTAGCTATACCGATCCTGACACTCACATAACCTACCCGGCAAGCAAATGTCAAATCAAATTGGTTGGCCGTTGGCAGATACGTCGCACAATCAACACAGCCAGTAACACCAGTCAAGGTGTTCTATACAACAGTTATACTTTGACCGATCAAGGCGATCGAACCAAGGCTGGTACCTGGTACACGCCTTATCATACTTTTATCATACAAGGCGACCAGGTCGAGGGCGGCGCCATTGACACATTTACCACACACGAGTTTTGGTGTAGAATCGTAGAGCGCACCGCAACTCGCAACACCAACGGCCTATATGTAAGTAACACCGTGGCCAGTCCAATTTGGGCCTATGACTACTACAAGAGCTGGCAAACCAACCCGTAACCATAAATAATTTGTCCGCACAGTGCGGCTTATGCGGTACACCAACCGCGTAGTGGCTAGAACCCACATTGGACTTCTTTAAGGAGAAAACAACATGGGACGTCCTCTCAAAATATCTAAGTATCAAATTGAAAATACTACTTTAGTAGATGTAGCGTATCCAAACTTTGGCAGTTTAGAAGCAGCAGTATATCCTGCAACTTTTAATACTACACAGTACTATGGAGTTGTTGGTGGTAGCGATGCAACCGCGGCCAGCGCAACAAATCCAATCGTACAGGTACAGGTAAACATTGCGAACAGTTATACCGGCGATGCACAAGGATTTATTCTGCGTCAAAAAGGCGCACATAAGTTTCTGGTAGCTACTCGCACTCCAATGGATCCTGCCAATGCAGTGGTTGGTGTAGCAGCTAAAATTGTAGCTCTAGGTAACACCAACTGGGCAGCTATGGGAGCACCTTCAAGTGCGGCAGTAGGTACAATCTTCACAGTGACCGCAGCTTCAGCTGGAGGCACCACTGGTACCATGCAGGAAGTTGGCATCTGTGTTCTTGACAATGATGCTAGTCCGGCTGCTGGTTTCATGAGCATTGGTTACAGCGATGATGCTAGTAGCTTGACTTATATCAGCAAATTGACCAACAAGTTCTTGTTGAACTGGGCAGGTGGTAACGACTACGCAGCAACCAGCGTGGTCAACGATGAACGTCTGTTAGCCAACTTCTTCAGCGACGAAGGTGCGCCGATCAAGTCTGGTACAGCACAGACTACAATCACACCGGCTATTGTTGAACTTTATACCTAAAGTTTTTAGTCTGGCAAAAATCCTCTCAGCTACATACTGGGAGGATTTTTTATGAATCAAGCATTTGTATTAGGCAACGGTCAAAGCAGACGCAGTCTAAATTTACCCAGTCTTATCACTCGTGGACCGGTCTATGGCTGTAATGCACTGTACAGAGATTTTACACCTACAGTGTTAGTGGCCACTGACAGACCAATCAGTACAGAAATTCAACACACCGGCTACGCTAGAAATAACAGATTCTATACTAGAAAGCCTATGCCAGATCTAGGCGCACTGGTAGTGCCCAAAGAATATTATGGCTTCAGTAGCGGTCCTATAGCCACGGCCATAGCAGCGCAGGATGGCTTTCAACGAGTCTACATGCTTGGCTTTGACATGGGTCCTAGCAGTAACGGGCGTTTTAACAATGTCTACGCAGACACAGAATTCTACAAGAAAAGCATAGACAATCCCACTTTCACCGGCAACTGGGTCAAGCAGATACTACATGTGGCCAGAGCGTTTCCTGACACAGAGTTCATACGTGTGTTTGGGGACACCACAGCCACAATACCCGAATTTAGCGGGCAGAAAAACATGTCAACTTTGCCTATGTCAGCTTTTCTGGACGTAATAAATAAACCATAGGGCTGACTTATGACCACATACAAAAGAGTTGACGGCGATTACGTCATTAGCACAATAAACAGCAACGATCGTGTTTTGATTGAAACACAGGTAGTAACCATTGACGGCAACCTAGATGTAATTGGTAATGTTACCTACATTAACAGCCAAGAACTGGAAATCAGCGATCCGTTTTTCTTGTTAGGTGCAAACAACACCGGCATGTACAGCAACCTGGGCATGATTGCTCAAAAAACCAACAGTGATTGGGCAGCACTAAGATACTACACTACCGGTAACCGTTGGCAGATCAGTGTGGCCACAGACAAACAAGGCGTGGCAATACAGCCTTATGAAAATATCGCAGTGCTGGGTAACATACCCAATGCTGGAGGCATAAACACCAGCGTACAGTTCAGTAAGAATGGCAACTTTGATGGCACTGCTGCCTTTACCTTTGAACGTGTGGGCAATGTGCTCACCTTGCAAGGCACCGAAGTGCTTGGTAATATTGGCAACACAGCGTCAGCTGTGGCCAACTCGGTGGCAATCTATCACAAAGGTGTAGGCAGCGGAGGTACCGGGGTATATGCCAAGACCGCTGGAGTTGACGACGAAGTATGCAGTAAGACCAAAGCAATTGTATTCAGTATTATATTTTAAGGATGTGAAATGGCTATAGTAAATGCTACCATTGATTCAACAAACACAGACATTTTTACTGCGTCTGCACAGCAGGCTATCACAGTGTGTTATTTGTGTAATACCAGCAATGCTGATGTAAAAGTCACTGTGTATGCGGTAGACAACGATGACACTACCAGCGGGTACGTTGGTAACATGA